TTTGAGATAATCCTGAGTTGGGTCGGGGTGATTTGTTTTTTTTCAGTAAAAAACCGTTTTGGTTCTGTGTCGATTACACCAATGTCGCGCATTGCTTCGGCTCGAATGGTGCGTCGTAGTTCGTTGCGTTGGCTGACGTAGCGATGACCAAGCGTGTTATTGCATTTGAAGCATATGCCTCGCAGGTTTTCAAGTTCGTGTCCGCCGCCTGCGTCTACTGGGATTATGTGGTCGACTTGTGTGCTGGGTTGCCGGTTGCAGACTGTGCAGGTCGGTTGCTCGCGTAAAACGACGGCACGGTTTCGTTGGTAGTCGGCGTGGTCGTGCGCTCTGCTCATAATGACTAACGCGCTTCGCTTGTTCTAGCGCACTCGCGTTGCTCGTTTGCTCTCGGTTTGTTAACGCTGGCCATGTTGTCAACTTTATGTTTGTGGTTTGTTTGTGTTATGTCAATCGTTGCTGTTGTGTGTAAAGCCTAATGCGCTTTAGCCCCCCGTCGTCTGCCACACTCGACACCCTAACTCTGTAACGCATTTGCCTGACCACGTGTTACCACGTGCGTCATCTACCCACGTTGCCGTGTGTCACCAACCGCGCTGCAACACGCTTAGGTCATGCCCGTTATTTAATTTTTAGGTTCGCTCAGTTTAAGCGCGTCAATCACTTTGCTTACGTCACGTTTATCAAGATCGCCAGTTGTCTGCACCTCGCGCCCTAATGTTGCGCTGATAAACGTTTTAAGGTCGTCGCCTTTAAGCCCTTGACCGTTGGCTAGCGCCCTCATCATGCCCAACTGTTTAGGTGACGGCCAATCACGTTGCGGTGTATCAGGAAACGGCACTTCTACGTCGTGTAACGGCACGACAGGCGCTAAATGTGTGCTGGTCTGCCTTGACTGTGCGGCCTCAACCTCGTTACGGCTCGCAATGCTTTTGTTGATACCAAACCCCATATAGCCCAATGCTCGACCTAATGCGCTAGTAAACCCAACCTCGTTTTCGCTCATTTTCGTAAACGGTGTGCGGCCCGGATAAACCTCACACGCCGACGCTACGGCCGGTATCGGGTCGGTTGCGTCACGCCACACCGTCACCGTGCAACGAATAAAACACGATTTGTCGGGCATTTCGATTATTTCGCGGGCTGTTTCTTGTATGCGTAGATCAGGATATTTTTTTAGCGCCAACGTCAATCGTGTCGGTACGTCAACATAATTTTCAAGACTGTAACCGCTCATACAAACATCATCTTTGCTTTTAATGAAACCATGTCGTGTAAATCTGTTTGCGGTACAAACCATGCTGGTTTTGGCACGTCAGTTCGCCAGTATTTTTCTAACCGGCAATCTACAAGATCGCGCCAACCAACCAACATAATTTGATTGTCTGTGTCGAGTGGTACTGCAAATACAAACGGCGCTGGTTTGTCAAATTCTTGAACTATCAAACAACCGTTAATGCGGCGTGTTGATCGCACTTGGCAACCGTTTACTAAATCTGTTCGTGACGCGTCAGGCCCAATGTCAAAATTGTATTTGACGCCAAAATATCGCGCTGTTGCCAATTCAGTTAAAAACGCTAAATAATGACCGTCACGATTAAACGGGTCATGTTTTTTTGCAAGCGACGTAAAACGATGTTGATAATTTTTTTGTTTAATTAGTTTTATGCGTTCGTTAGTTGCCTCAACGCAATCTGCAATATCGTTTGCGTCAAGTTCAATAACATATTTTCTAATTGGCACGGTGCACCATGTTTTCTAAACGTTGTATTTCAACTTCGTTTTCGTTTAACCGTAATTGTTTTATACCTAACTCGACGTCGCGTTGTTTAATGCGCTCGTGCAAATCGGTAATAATGCTGCACAAATATTTGATCTCAATACGTGCTTGATTGAGTGTGTCGATCAGGTCGCTGTCGTCTAACACGTTGTGATCATCAATTTGATGTTGCAACGCTCGTAACGTGCTGCGCGCTGCAAGTTCGTGCGGTTCGTAAAACGGCACTTTGTTTTGTGTGATGTCGTTCATCACTTGCATTAGTGCTTTGAACTGTGGGTCAGTTCTCGGGTCGATGTTCTCGGTCATCTTTAGCCTTTCGTTGGTTGGTGAAATAGAGTAGCGCATACGTGTACGCGGTCAAGACGCTTGCGACAATCAGGTGTTTTATAGTGACCATGCGCGCCACCCATTCGAGTATCGGTAGATAGCCAGCGCTGATCGTAGATTGTCCTCAAGATCAAATAGGTCGTCGCACGTGCGTATCAAGCCGTATGCCTGTAAATATCCGTTGGCAAAATATTTTGACGGTTTGCACCAAAACTGGTTTATTTGCATAACCCCGTTTGAGCCGCCATTTGGGTCGGTCGGGTTAAACGCGGTCGGGTTGCACCGGCTTTCACGGTAGGCGATTGCGACCAGTTGGGCTAGTTCGTGTTCGGGCCAGCCGACGTGTCGAGCCATGTCAAACACCGTCTGACACGCGTCAGGTTGCGTTATAGGCGTACTTTTGACCGTTGTTGGCGGTACGGGCGACGCTGGTTCTAAACCATGCCAAACCGTTGCTGGCTGTTGACGTGTTTCTGCCGGTGTCGGTGTTGGCGGTTTAGCCAAAATAAATATTGACATAACGCTAATAAATAGCGATATGGCTGTTTTGCTGATGAGTGTCATAATGACCTACTTTCTCGGGTAGGTAACCAGCCTAAACAGATTGCGGCGCTGCTTTCGGTGATACCCCGAATACGGCTTGAAATGCCTGTTTTGTGGCTTCTACGTCGTGCGCTAAGCGTGGCTCGACTTCTATGTGATACCAGTCGCCGTCATCAACACTTGGTAACGATTGCCATGTGCCGCGATCGCATTTCCACGAGCGTTTCAACGCGTAGTCGATCACAAGTTGTATGCCAAGCGTGTCGGCGTGTTCAAGCAATTTGACAATGTATGCCAATGATTGTTTGCGGCCGTCTTGACGACCAAATTGCTTTTGTGCAAGCCACCTGTACGACAGATCGGTTGCTAGACCTCGAGCGTGGTTGCTGATGACACCGGGTTTATGTCGTACGTCGCGCACAACCCATATGCCGTTATTCCACAAACTGCCGTCAGAATGTTTGACTGCTAGTTCAACCCATTTGGCCATGCCAGCCAACGGTGCTTTGACGACTGGTTGTGCGGTGATGACGTATGGTTTTGTCATTCGAGTGCGTCGGGTATGCCGTCTTTGTTTTTGTCTGTGTTTTTTATGCCGTTAGCCGACACAAGACCCGATAGGGCGCCTGTTAAAAATACGCTGATCGTGCTGAGCAGGTCAACTATTTTGCTGTCAAGCGGTGAGAGTTCGTCGGGCATTGACACAAACAACAAACCAAACAACAAACCGACAACCATAAACACAAACGTCACGGCCATAAGTATTCCGACCGTGACGATCAGTCGGGCGTGTATTTGATTATTTTCTAATTTCGCACCGGTCAGGCGACCCATATTGGCAAACCTCGCTTACTGATAGATTGCGGATTTTAACGCCGCCTGTTGTGTTTGTTTTACTTGTAGCGCAACCAGCGCACAATGCGATCGTGAGTAACCAGTAACGCACATTACGGCTCGATGTCAGGTTCAATCGGTTCAGGTTGCGGCGGTACTGGCGGTGCTACAAATTCGTCTAAATCTGCGTCGTAACTAAAATTTAGACCCGGATACACGCCTCGAAAATGAGCGTTATAACTGCATTGCAACCACAAACCATTCAAACCTAAAGTCGCTATAAATGCTTGCCCGATCGGTTCGCTTTCAGGAAAGTTACCGCCGCCACAATCATCATTTGACACAACAATTACGTCAGTTACTAAGTTGTTTTCTATTTTTGCAAAATGTGCCATTATGAACTCCAAGCAATCGTGCCACTTGCATTAAAAGTGTAAATCGTGTAACCACCAGAAGTTGAAACTGTGCCACCTGTAAGTGTTGTTGCTTGTTTAAATCTGTCTAAATGCCGAAGAACGACTACGCCACTACCGCCGTTTGCGCCGTTGCCAGAACTACCGCCACCACCACCGCCACCGCCGCCCGTGTTGGCTGTTCCTGCCGTGCCGTTTCCACCCGAATTACCTGCCGCGCCGCCACCACCAGTACCGCCAGCGCCACCGTTGCCAGCGTTCATGCCGCCGCCACCGCCGCCTGCGTAAGTAACAGAACTGCCAGTAATGCTTGTTGCAACACCTGCACCGCCAGCACCACCAACAGTACCCGTACCGTTTTGACCGACAGCACCAGCACCGCCGCCACCACCTGAACAAAAACCAGTTGTTACACCCGTGCCACCAGCAAAACCTTGATTTGCTGTACCAGCAGAACCAGCTTGTGCAGGCGGATTGATTGCCTGCCCGTAACCGCCACCACCTGAACCGCCAATCGATGATGAAGTGTTTGGATTTGCTGTCGCACCACGACCGCCACCAGTTGCAGTAATCGTGTCAAAAACAGAATTGCTACCAACAGTATTTACTACACCTGCACTAGCACCAGTACCGCCAGCGCCGATTGTAATTGTGTAGGTAACACCAGTCGCAATAATGGCGCGACTTTCTAAAGTACCGCCACCGCCTGTTGCTGTAACTGTGCTACGCAAACCGCCAGCACCGCCACCGCCAGCACGATCAAAACCACCCCCGCCACCGCCAGCAACGACTAAATAATCAAGCGTGTCAGGACTACTCTTACCACCACCGCTAAAAAAAATAGCAGCACTAGCACTGGTAAAATAAAGCGTGCCACCTCCCCATTGTGCCAACGCTAATGAGCCAGCAGTAGTAACAGTCGCTGTGCCTGCCGTGATCGTGCAAGTACCAGCACCAATGTTTTGAATAAACAAAGTGTCACCTGCACTAAACAAACTTGTGTTAACCGTGATCGTTGTCGCGCCAGCGTTATTCATTACAATTCGAGTGCCGACATCGGCTGCGACGAGCGTGTACGACGCGGTTTTGGTGCTGACCGTTTGATTGTATGCGTTTGTTTGCAACGTCGTCATTTGTGCTGCGGTCAGAATTTGACCGGCTGTAAATGTTTGTAATGCCATAATGCCTACTTTAACCTAATGCGTTGTCTGCTGAGATGATACCGTAAGTCGGGTCGTCAAGTATTAACTCGTAAACGACGGTTGTTGGTGCGGTGAAATATGTGATCGCGTGGCCCGTGTTTACGTTAATTGTCATTTCTATGCCCTCGACGCTTAGTTCTTGGGCTAGTTGTGCCGTGCCAGCGCCGCTCGCAAACGTTTTTTCAATCGTGATTGTTTGCCCAATATCAATAATTGCTACCGTGTCGCGCTGGGTTGTGGTCAACATATTTAACTGGGTGTTTAACGACGTGTATCGCGGTTCGGGCAACGGGTCTAACAAATAGGTTGCCAATTCGAGTGCGGCCGCGTCGCTGTGTAGCAGGCTGTCGGTGATCGAATATGTTTGTATAAAATAAAGTGCTTGGCTGCCTGTGTTCTCAGCGACCTGTGGGTTGTTGCTGCCTAAATGTTGTACGACTGCACGGTTGGTTACTTGATCGGCTTCAAATGTTATGCCTACCCCGTTGTATTTTATGTTTGTGCCGTCGTCGTGAAAGTCGGCGACCGACGCTGTAAGTGTCGTGCCGATACGTGGTTGAAACGTCAGGTTGCCGTCACGCGACATAAACAACCTGCCCTGCTCAGCCTCGTTAATCTGTGAGCAATAACCAAGCACGTTCGTGCCGTTCGGGATAGTAAATGCCGCGTCACCGCCAAGCGTCTGTGTGCCAGTCGATATCGCCCGTGACGCTGCAGGGAAATCAACCTCAGGTCGATCAAGTATTGCCGACAACCGCACACTTGACAATTCTTGGCTGACGTTGTATTCAGCCAAATATGTTTGCGCCAACAAATAAAAATCGTCGGCACAATAAACCGTCACCGTATCCAAACCACCCAAACTAAAGTTGTAGTCATAGTTGACGATGTAACCAACAAATAAATATTGTTTGACGTTGCTGTTGTTGTATCGAGACAATCGCACACGGCGCATAGGCGCTAAACCCGGTTTGGCAGTAATCGGGTCATAGTATGGCGAATTTTCGTCAAACGGGTTAAAAATGCCTGACGTGTCAAGCATGGTAAACGTCATTGTGCCGGCACTAAATTGGTCACCTTGATCTTTGCGGCCGCGCCGCACGTTCACTTGATTGATACCGTCAAGCACGCTCGCATAATTTGTTGTGCCGTCAAGCACGTAAGTGCTGTTGTTTAACACGCCAGCGGTCGGGTCGTCAAGCAAAAATGCGTCTTGTTTAAAACCTGTGTCAATTTCTAGGTCGTAGTTACCACTACCAACAACTGCAACGCCGGGCATTATTGTGCAATCATCAAATCAAGTGGGCCGTTAGTGCGCTGGTATGCCAGCAAACTGTTCAACACGCTTTGACCGATCTCGGCGCTGGTCGATATACCGCCAGTCACGTTGATAGTTACTGGTTGCGGTTCGCGTGCCGCAATACGTTCAGCCATACCAAATGTTGTTAGCGCACCGATCTGTGCGCCGCCTGCCGTGCCACCAATACTTGTTTGTGCGCCACTCGACCCACCGCCACCGCCACCGCCACCACCGCTTGTTACAACCGACGGCGTAACTGGCACACTTGCGCCAGCCTCACGCGCCATACGGTCAGCGGTACGAATATCAGACGTGACCGCCTCAGCACCGGCAGCGCCGCCACCAATTCGACCCAAACTAATTTTACCAATTTTGCCGATATCCGTAAACGGGTTAATTAAGTTAATGCCGTCAATGATTATGTTGATCGCACCAATAAACGAATTAGCAAACATCTCAAAACCAGCAATCAAACCGTTCAAAACGACATTGACAATGTTTCTAAAACTCTCAAATTTTGTGTAAGCAATCGCTATGCCTGTAACGACCGCCGCGATACCTACCGCAATCAAACCAAACGGGTTCAACGCCATAGCAAAATTGACCGCCATGATTGCGGCCGCAACCGCCGAAATTGTGCCAGCAATAACCAAAAACGCGGTTGGGTTTCGTTGAGCCCAGTCAGCCATTGCCTGCAAATACGGCAACACTTTTTGCAACACGGGCAACAATGCCGCGCCAATCGACTCTTGTGTTTCAGCCAAACTGTTTTTCAATATTTTAAATTTGCCTGCCGCCGTTTCTGCTGATCGTGCGGCCGCGCCACCAAAATTGTCGTTTAACGCCATCATTACTTCATCAAGTGACGCGCCCTCTTTGATCATGCCCATCATTTCGGGCGACAATGCGCGTAGCCCTTTCATGTTGCCTGCGTACGCTTTGCTCAACGCGTCAGCCACCGTTGCTAAATCTGTGCCTGAGCCAATCGCGATATCTTGAGCCAATGTCAACGCGTCGGTTGCCTCGCCAACGTTTTTAGTGCCAAGCAACAATGCGGCAAACGCTGGTCGTAACTCGCTATCAGCAGTACCCGTCGCCCTCGACATAGCCGCAATCATGTCCTCGGTCGCTGCAACCGTTGCGTCAGTAGCACCGACAACGTTTTGCATGGTGTTAGCCAAAATTGCTTGTTGCTGTTCGTCCTCTGCCGCCGCTTTAGCCGCCAAACCCAACGCGCCAGCAACCGCCGTCAATGCGGCCGCTGCCGGTACTGCCGCTTTTTTAATTGCAAACTGTGCTTTTTCGCCGACGGTTTCTAATTGCTTAAATTCTTGGATTGCTTTGTCAATGCCTTTACCGTCAAACTCGCTGACAATAGGTATGGATAATGCCATGATTAAATCTCCCGTTGCACTTCGCGCATAGTTTTAGCAATCATTTTTGTCATCTCGGCTTCAATACCGCGACGGGCTTTATATACCGCTGGCCCGATCAGTCGAGTACGACCAACACCAACAAAACCAAGCGCCTGCCCAAGTTTGTTTGCGTTTGCTCGACCTGCCGTTTCAAAAATTGCTGCCGCCGGGTCTTTTTGCTCAATAAGAATTACACCGACCGCGCCTCGACGTGTATCAAAACGCATACGCACACCGTTGACCGCTTTGGTGACTGTAAACGGAAATAGTTTGCGTTCGCGTTGCGTCCAATTGTATTTCATGCCCGATAACGGCAAATCGGTATAGACGGCTTTACCTGCCTGTATTGCTGGTTGCGCAATAGCGGTTGCGTCAGACTTAAAATCTTTTTGTAACTGTGGGTCAATTTTACGCAAACTGTTGATTGTCTGTTTAACCCCGACAATCTCTATGGTTGTGCTTGCTGGCATACGTCACCTTTTGTTTGCTTTGTTTAATACTGTAATCACCGTCAATAGGTCACGCGTGTCAAACTCAATATTCGTAGGCCAGTACCCTGTTGCAGCCAACAATTCTGCTAACTGCCGTCGGTAACTGCCTACGCCGTAGGGTTTGGGTTTGTCTCG